GCGGATACCATATCTAATGTGGGTTGTGTGTCGCGAGATGCAGTGGTATCTACTGGTAAAGACCTTATCTTTCTTGATGACTCTGGGGTCAGAAGCCTAGCAAGAACTATTCAAGAGAAATCAGCCCCTATTGGTGACATCTCTAAGAACGTCAACAACGACATTAAGTCTCTCTTCGCGGCAGAAACAGGTAACATTAGCATGCACTACTCTCCTCGCGAGGCGTTTGTGTTACTAAACTTCCCAGAGCTTGCTGTAGTATACTGCTTTGACACACGCTTCCCCTTACAAGATGGTAGCTTTAGGGCTACGACATGGTCTCATCTCAATCCCTTGTCCTTCGCGACTACTTCTACTGAGGCTTTGTATCTTGGAAACAGTGAAGGGATAGCCCAGTACACAGGGTTCTTAGATGGTACGACCAGTTATCTTTTGAGTTATTTCAGTCATCCGTTAAGTTTTGGCGACACATCAAACCTAAAGTTTCTCAAGAAGATTAACTTAACTACGTTTGACGGGGCTGAGGCTACGGTAGTTTTGAACTGGGCATACGATTACTCTGGTGCTTACAAGAAACAAGCCTATACTTTGCCTCAATCAAATGTGGGACAATACAACATCTCAGAATTTAACACGGAAGCAGAGTACTCATCTTCGATTGCTCTGATTACACGCAAGAAAATCAATACGTCAGGGCAGGGTACGGTAGTAGCTGTGGGCGTAGAGACAACAGTTGAGGGCAAGACTATTGCCTTGCAAGAAATCAATATTCAAGCCCTCATGGGAAGGATTGTGTAATGTCTAACTACACGAAGATAACAAACTTTGCAGCAAAAGATGCAATGGTTAGCGGTAACCCCGCTAAGGTCATCAAAGGGTCAGAAGTAGGCGCTGAGTACGATGCAGTCTCGGTTGCAGTAAACAGCAAGTCAAACTCTGAGTCACCCACATTCACAGGAACAGTAACCGCAGCTAACCTCAGCGTTAGTGGTACGTCTACGTTCGGTACTATTGATGGAGGTACTTACTAATGGCTTGGTATGATAATTTATTTGGCGGTACTACGGGTGGCTTGCTATCTTCTATAGGTGGCGCAGCCGCTCAACAGAAAGCAATCAGCGACATTGAAAAAGCAGGTGAGCGTGACGTAAGAACGGTCTACGGCAACATGATGCCCGACCCTACTAGCGGTGGATTGATGGGCGAGATAGGTCGTCAGTCTACATTTAAACCCTTCGGCGTTACCACTCCTACTGGTGCAAGGGCTACGTTTGGCTCTACTGGCAACCTAGATACAATGCTCAGTCCTACCGAACAAGCTCTACAAGAGCAGATGTTAGGCTTTGGTACTCGCGCATTTGGATTCTTAGATGATCCTGCTGCACGAGAAGCAGAGCAAGGCGAGATTATCCGCATGCTGACGCAAGACCCTACGCAAAGAGGTGCGCGAGAGCAGGAAATAATGGGCAACCTAACAGCCCTGCAAGCACCTGAGCAGGAACGTCAGCGCCTAGCCCTTGAAGAGCGTCTATTTGGTCAAGGAAGGACGGGTGTACAGACCAGTATGTTTGGTGGGACACCTGAGCAACTAACCCTGGAGAAGGCCATACAAGAGCAGCAAGCGGGTTCTGCATTAACAGCTATGGAACAGGCTAGAGCAGAGCAAGCGTTAACCTCGCAGCAAACACTGGCAGGTTTAGGGGAAACACGAGGTCGGTTTGATTTGTTGGGTCAGCTAGGGCTACAGTCTCTCCCTGCTGCTTACCAAGGCCAGAACCAACTCCTCGCGACTCTATCTCCTGCATTGCAAGCATCACAGATTGGTGCGGGTCTACAGTCTACCGGCTTAGGCATAGGCGCAGGACTGGCAGAGTCTACTCTTGAGTCGCAGCTTGGTTACTCGGCACTTGCTAATGCGCTACGTCAGCAGCAGTTCCAAGGTCTGTTTGATCTGCTTAAGGGTGAGCAAGCCGCCAAAACACCGCAAGCGCAAGATGGCTCTGCTTTAATGCAAGCCTTGTTTGAGCTAGGTGTTGGTAACAACAATCCCAACCCAACGGGAACATAGGAGTTAAACAATGCCTATTAATATAAGCACACTCTTCGCGGATATCATTGACACTCCCGAACAGCGTCAGCAGAAACTACTACAGCAAGGCATGGCTCAAGGTCAGCTACTAGCATCAGGTCTGACAGGAAGAGCTAGAGCATTAGCCCCTCTTGCCCAGATGGCAGGTCAGCTAGGCGTACAGCGTAACGAAGACTTGCGCCGTGCGGTACAGCCTATGCTTGGGATCGATCCAAGGACTACGGGTGAGAAGCTGCAAGAAGCGTTAAGCAAAGTAGACACTTCTACTCCTGCGGGAATGTTACAAGCAGCAAACATGGTTCAGTCTATAGACCCGCTTCGCGCTGCTACCCTGCGTCAAGAAGCCGCGAGACTAAGAACTGAAGCAGAAGACAGAGACCTTACTCGCAGAACGCAAGAAGCAAGTCTGAGAACTTCTGGATTGCAAGAAGCAAGTGCTGCTTTGCAAATCTCCGAAAGAGGTCAGGCTGTTATTGATGCGCAGAACTACAGAACAAACTTGCCTACATTAGCAACGGCAGTTAGAAAGCTCGGCACGGAGTACGACGCCATAGCCACTGGTATCGAGAGTGGAGTTCTTGATCCAAAAGACGGAATGCGTGACGTTGCTTCTATCCAATCCGCACAGTTTAGAGCAACACCTAAAGCAGAATTTAAACCAATCCCCGCAAACCAACGCGATGGTTACTTAGAGTTAGCTAGGGAGCGACCAGTATTAAACAAAATGCTTAAAACAAAAGGTTGGTGGGGTGGTGATCCAGACGTAAGCGAAGCAAGGCTCTTAGAACTTGCGGGAAAATTTAGCTCAATGCCTAGCAACATAAACAAAACTCCAAGCGAAATCTTGGAGTTGGTCGAAGCATCTATTACTACCGGTACTGGTGCAGACTTATTAGAAATAGATGTTGAAGAAATGGCGCAAGACATAGCAGGAGAATCTTCATTAAACGACAATCCTGAAGCTGCAGAAGCAGCGGCTCAAGAGGCTGCTGTTCAATTAGCAGGGACTGCACCTGCTTCTCCTCAGTTCCCTGACACGATTAGTAAAGAGGATGCCGCTAAGTTAGATGAAGTTCCTGTAGGTTACACACAAATGAGTAGCGGCTTATTAAAACTTACTAATTTAAACGCAGCGGAGCAAAACGTCACAGATCAAAACAATGCAGCGATTCAAAAGCTAGTGGTCGAAGAGTATCAAAAAATTAAGCCAACAGGCTCTGCGTACAATTCGGCAGCATTTGAGAAAGCTAGACAGAATGTAATGGCTCGTCAACAATAGTGGTGAACTAATGGCAGATTTATCTACACTCAGCAAAGCCGACCTTGAGCTTATCGCTGCTAAAAAGTTTGATGAGATATCTCCCGAAGCGCAAGCAGTATTAAATATGAGCTTCCCATCAAAAGAGCCATCTGTATTTGATAAGTTTGCTTATGCTTACGAATCTGCTGACACAGATATTGGAAACGCTTTAACATATATTGCAAGCGAATTTCCAATGGGGAAGATTGGCATTAACCTTCGCGAAGGTCTGACTTATACGCCGCCAGAAGAAATTTATGGCAAGCAATACATGAACTCTTCGCCCGATGTTAGGCGACGGGTAATGGAGCGCACAAAAGAAATTCAGCTCCAACAAAAATATCCTGAAGCATCTCAGCAAGAAGGCATGGGAGGTGCGGCAGGTATTACGGGTACGATTATTGGCTCTTTAATGAGTCCTACTACTTTGATCCCTATATCTAAGGCTTATCAAGGATACAAGGGTTTGGCTGTTGTAGGCGCTGCATTTGGCGCAGAGTACAGCGCGTTAGAGCAGCTTGCTAAAACCGGAGAAATAAATCCACAGGAGCTTGCATCTGCTGCTGCGCTTGGAGCAATTGCTACTCCTGCGACATCAGCTTTAATTAAAACGCTTACCCCTGCTACGCGAAAGGCATTGATTAAACGCAATTCGCCAGAAGCAAAAACAAAAGCAGACAAACAGTTTGATGACATTGAAGAAATTGTGTTTGAACAAAGAGCCGCAGGGGTAGAAAACTTAGATGAAATAAATACAACCGTTCAAAATAGATTAGGCATTGATCAATCACAGCTTGATGAAATATTAATCTTGTCTGACAGAAAGCTACAAGTTCCGTCAGTTGAGAATGCCAATATGGTTATTGAGGCGCGAGCAGCAAACATTGCGCCATCAGCAGCAGCGGGAATGTCTAAAACAGCAGAGAATTTTTTAGGCGTTATATCTACAGGCGTCAAAAACATTAGCCCTAAAGCGCATTCATTGCTTGTTAAAACTGATTACAATATTGCAACCGAATCTTCTAAATATTTAGAGCAAGTTAAACCCCTGACTCAAGTGCTAGACAAAATGAGCAAGACTGACGCTCGCTCTGTGGCAAGAGATTTAGCCAACGGTGAGTTTGATAACGCTGTGTCTAAGATGAGTAGGTACGATACCAATAGCTCAGATTACATGAAAGCTGCCAGAGAAACGCTAGAGGATATTCACAAAAGATTAACCAAAGAAGCAGGGTATGAAGACCTTGGTTATGTGGAAAATTATTTCCCACGCCAATTAAAAGATTACAAAGAGTTTCTTAAATCCATTAACGCTACAGACAAGAGCCAAATTGATCGAGCCTTCGCGGCAAAAGCAAAATCACTAGGGCTAAAATCAGCAGACGACCTTGGTTCTGGTGATAGAGTTGATATTATTAATCAAGTCATGCGCGGAAGAAAGCCAATTGTGGTGGACGCAAAGCCCGGATTTACTGGGAAAAGAGCTGTAGGCAAAATTGACGATAGGCTTATAGAGCAATACCAAGACCCGAAGACAGCATTAAATTCTTACATCATGAAATCGGTTAACGATCTGCACAAAAGAAAGTTTTTTGGCAGAGGCTCTACTGTAAAAGATACAGGCGTTCAAGAAATCAACCTTGCAAATTCTATTGGCGGATACTTGGATGACGCTGTTGCTAAAGGCGAGATGGCTGCTGATGACATGGGCAGAATGGCAGAACTTCTTGAGGCAAGGTTTGGTTTAGGCGAAGCCAGTGCAAACAAAATCAATCAAATGTTTAGAAATATAGGCTACCTCACCACCCTTGGTAATCCGTTTTCTGCTTTAACACAGATTGGCGATATTGGAATGTCTGCTTATATAAATGGATTTAAACATACAATTTCATCTATGCTTGGAAGAAAAAATGTAGATATTTCTGATCTAGGACTAGACAAGGTGATTGGGCAAGAGCTTGCGACTGTAGGCAAGACCGCAAAATTGCTAGACAAAACTCTTGGAGCAGTGGGATTTAAGGCCATTGATAAGCTAGGCAAAAACACTCTAATCAATTCATCTTTTAGAAAATTTAAAGGCATGTCTAACAGCGCAGACGGAGTAGAGTCATTGCGCAAAAAGTACGGGGTCATGCTTGGTGATGAATTTAAAAACACAATGAGCGATCTTCGCGCAGGAAACATTACCGAAAATGTAAAGCTAATGTTATTTAACGAGTTGTCAGGCGTACAGCCTATTAGTCTTTCGGAAATGCCGTTAAACTATTTGCGCAACCCTAACGGAAGAATCTTTTACTCGCTTAAAACATTTGCTATTAAACAGCTAGACGTAATGCGCAGAGATATTGTGCAAGAAATTAAGTCTGGCAACAAAGCCGAGGGAGTTAAAAACTTAGTCGCTTACATGACAATTATCCCGATGATGGGAGCAACTGTTGAAGAGGCTAAAGACATGCTCCGAGGACAAGGCGGTTCGGTCGATGATATACCGGACAACTACATTGACAACTTGTTTAAAGTCTTCGGTGGAAGCCAGTACGTCATGGACAAATATGTTGGCAAAGGCCAGATAGGCACTGCGATTGGTGAGATTATTGCTCCTCCTACGGACTGGATTAACTCGATCTCAGAAGACGTTTGGAAGGTTGCTTCTGGCGAGTTTGTAGGTAGCGACTCCAAGATGATGCGAGAGCTACCTATAATCGGCAAAGTTTGGTACAACTTCTTTGGTGGAGGATTAGAAAAAGCAATGGAGTTCGAGCAAAAGCAGCGCCTTAACTAAAACTTAGGGACGCGCCTCTCGCTGAGATGAGCGAGGGGTGCTTCCGTAATCTCGTTCTCAATCAAGAAATCGCAGAAGTGTTTGATCTTTCGCAGATCCTCAATACCACCCTTGTCTCTCCACCGAGAGATGTACTTGATGATAGCCCCCTCACAGAACTGCATCTCATTCGCGAGGATGTATTCAATAGGTTGAATCTTTAGCTTCTTGTAATGGTCACCTGCTACCTGATGGTCTGTTGCGCTCAATGTAGTAACTCCTCGTTGTCGTGTTTGTCTTCAATGAACTGCATGAAATGCTTCTTTGTAAATTCATTCTTGTTTACGAACTCGGTTAGGTCTTCAAGCATCAACGCTATCGTGCCTATGACATCACGGTCATGACCCTCAAGGGTTTGTATCATGTCGTTAAGCCAATCGTATGCTTCGTCAGAGGACACCATCTCAATGTATATTTCTTCATCCATTTGAAAACCTCAATTCTGTAGTTTTACGCCATAAACTTTCAGGAGACTGAGTTTAACCCTTAGCATAGGTTGGGCCTCCAATCCGTAATATAATAATTTGACTTCCCTAGATTGCAATCTTCGCACAAAATTTGCAGGTTATCTTCTGTTAACTCCAAATGAGGGTGAGTGCTTCTTGGTTTTATATGGTCAACATGAACAACAATCCCATGTTCTTTAGGGCTGCATCCGCACATCATGCATTTGCACTCGTACTTCTCAAGGATTGCAACGCGCAGTTCTCTCCACGCTCTTGATTTATAAAATAACTGGCTCGGCTGAGAAGATGATTTTAGCTTCCACTTAGCGATTTGATCTTGAGTAATTTTCGGCTTTTTAGGTTGATTAATTTTATTGTATTTTTTTCTGTGCTTTTTTGGGACATACCCTTGAAGACTTTGATTCCTAGTATTGATTAAAAGATTCACTACGCTTTGATCAAGTTCTAGGCCTACTAATTTGGATGGCTTGCCCTTGTCGCTTCCGGTTAAGTCTTTAATAATCTGTTTAGACAAATCAATTTGCGCTTTACACAACCCTCCTCGGCAAGATCTCATTTTCTTAAAATGCTCTTTAGTAAATGTAACCTTATCTAACATATCCTCCTCTCGTGCTTACGGATAAGCTCGGTAAACTCCGCGAGTAGTTGTTCGTAATCTGCCTTGTATCTCTTAACAGGGGACGACTTTTTTGCAATCATGTCCTTGACAAATGCTCTTCCGTACATGTCTTCCATCCACATCGTATACTCTTGAGCAGCAGAACCATGCCTCATACCCCACATATTACACCCTGCGCACTGCGGATGGATGTTCTCTATCTCTAATGCCCAGTAGGATGAGTTGCCCTTGGGAATAAAGTGTCCACCCTGCATGTCCTTGTAGTGCTTTGTAACGCCGCAGGATACACAGCTACAGTACCCCTCGTCATCTGCCGCAGCTATCCTCGCGAGCTTCTGTATAGCCCTGTAGCACTCCTGCTTTAGCTGTGCCGAGGTCTTAGTCTTAGGTTTAGACTTACGCTTTGCTCGCCTATCGGTCGCTCTTGGCATCCCAGTTTCTCTCGTGAAGCAATGCAAACATGGTTTTCTCAGATCGGATCTGGCTCGCTGTATCCATTCTATCGTAGCGCAGTTTGATTAGCGCAATGCTGAACAGCTTGGACATGACAGAGTATGTCTTAGAAACAGCTTTAACATCTTCCGGTGGATCGTACTGTGGTTGATCGTTCATGATTATCTAAT